TCTAAGTTAGCTCGATGTGTTCTTGAAGCAAAGTCTAGAGCTTCAATAGTGACCTGCAAATTACCGACCTTTTGCACTATAACAGTAGCTTCCTGCTTCTTCTGTTCGTCACTAATCAAGTTGATGTCAAAGTTAGTTGTAACTCCTTCATCGTTTTTAATAGTGATGATCATTAGAACTCCTCCCCATCAGCGAAGAATTCATCACCATCACCATTCTTGTAAGGCACAAGGTCAACGATCTGAACAGCTTGTAAATCTAATCCTTGATAAGGACCATACTTACCTTCACCGGCATATTCATTGAACTGAACTCTAACCTTAGAGCCATTACCTACAGCAGTCGTAACCTCTTGCTTATCGGAATCAAGCAGTCTAGGTGCAGGTCTAACCATTCCGTTTGGACCATTTACCTTACGCTTAATTACTAAAGCAGGACCTTCATCATGCTGTTTCACTTTATGTCCACGACTAGCAAAGTCATTTGCAGTCGCTTCATCGACAACTAAATCAAGCGTGTATACAGGCTCGAACTTAGTGTTCGGAGTTGTGATACTTGCCCATTTAGCAGTTCCTTCTAGTATTGCCATATTTACCTCCTATGGTTATTTATTTAGAAGCTGGTTAGTTTGGGAGAGTTTTGAGCAAACTACTCTCGGAGTTCCAATGTTACTTGAGCCAACTATATATTGGAGATAGAGGGCTTGGAAGTGTTGACTGCTCATAAAGGTTGCCATTATACTCTATCTCTCAGTAAAAGTCAATACCTTATTTAAAAATATCTTCAAAAGATATTATAGTATTGTCAGTTAAAGTTATTTTAAACTTGTCCTCAATCTTCTCGACCATGTACCCAACCTTATTTGAATACAGTTCTTCATAGTTATCA